ACGGCCACCTCGCAGATGTCGCCCTTGAAGCTCTTGTAACCCCACCCGGAACCGGCTTCGGTGCGAACCGGAGACTTACCGATGCGGACTGAGCCGGAAGCGTCAATGGCCGTTGTTGATCCGGCCGTGTGGTTCCCGCCCTGCTGCACGCCGTCCACGTACAAGCGGCACACCCTCGAAGAATCGACGGTCCCAACAAGGTGGTGGATGCCGGTGTCACGCAGCACCGTCGTCCCGACCGCGGCAGTCTCAATCCCGCCGACCGTTGCCACGAACGACGGCACCCCGGTGTCGTTGTTCATGACCAGCCCAAAGTCGATGGTGGCGGTCGGACCGACAGGGTGAGTCTGACCGCAGATGAAAGACGAGTTGGTGCCGTACTTGCCTGTCTTCACCCAACACTCGATGGACACCGGGGCAGCGAACTGGACGGCGCTGGTGATGACCGCTCCGTCGGCTGACCCCTCCTGATTGTCGCCGGTGCCGTCCAACGACACCCCGCCGGGCCCGTCCGTCACCAAGGACTCGATGCCCGTCGGCGTCCCCTTCCACACACCGGTTCGACCGTTGCCCGATGCGTCGGCCACGACCGTGGCGCGGGGCAGGTCATCCGCGAGGCGCCACCACCCGTAAGGCGAATCAGCCTCAACCGTCGGCCCGTAGATGGCGTCGAGCTCGAACCGGCCCAGCAGCTTGAACCCGTCCGTCGCCTCGAGCTCGACCGTCGCCAGGTTCGGCGGCACGTAGCTCTGCGGCATGGCGTCGATCCACCCGTCGAACAGGCGAATCAGGTTCCCGACCGCCGCCCCGTCCGTACACGACACCCGGATGCGCTTGTTCACCGTCGCATTCGAGTTGTACTCAGGGTCGAAGTTGCGGTCCATGTTCAGCAGCGACAGGCGCAGCTTCCCGGCAGACGTGCGGTCGAACTCGGACTGGCGGCCACGGTCGATCGACCCCGACCGGACGTACTCGGTGATGTCCACCCACACGGGCGTCGCGCCGGGCCCGGTGGTGGGGGACCACTCCACGATCGGTGTGAGGTCGTTCCCGACCGTCAGCTCCGTGCCGGTGTCCGACGCCCACGTGTACGAGTTGTCGGCCCAACTGACGGTACCGTCGGCCCAGTTGGCGCCGGCCATCAGGGCGCCGGGAAGTACGACACGGTCAGCGAGCGGCCGGTGATGTCACCCGACGCCGCACCGGCCCCGGTCGCCGCGGCGGTGATCTTGAGCACCTGGGTGTTGGCGAGGGTGAGCCCGGTGACCTCGGTGTACGTGCCAGCGGCGAACGGCAGGGCCGACAGGGCCGAGTAGGCGGGGTTCGCGCCCGACACGCTCACCCGCACCACCGACGACGACACCCGCACGACCTCGGTATCCCACACCCACGACGGCACCGAGTCGGTCACGTTGGTCACGTAGGCGGAGGTGTCAGCCACCGTGGTCCCGCCGAACAGCAACCTCACCTGACGGGTTGCGGTGGCGTGCGCGACACCCTGCCCGACCCACCGGGCCACCAGTCGGTCGCCGTTCGAGGACAGTTGCCCTGCGGCGATCGTCACCGACTGCAAGTCGTCGAAGCTGCCACCGGTCGACGTGGTCGAGATGTTGGCGTACAGGTTGAACAGGCTGATCGGCGTCTTGGCGATGCGGGCGGCCATGCTGGCGTACGACCCACGTGCAGTGATGAGGTCACCGGAGATCGCCTCGATCTCGGCGGCTGCGCTCCGGTGCCAGGTGGCGTGCTGGTAGGTGGCGTTGCCGAGGGTGGTGGTCGCCGCGGCACCGGACGACGGCACCGAGTCGGTCAGCTCCGTCATGGAGGTGGGGTAGGTCACAGGTGCGTTCTCCTCATGCCATCGTCTTGACGGGCACCCGGCCGTTCGACCGGGACCAGCGCTGCAATGCGTCGACGACCGCCTGGCCGTCCGCCTTGGTGGCCGAGCCGTTGACCACGACCTGGATCGTCGTGCCGCCTCCGCCTTCGCCCCTGCGGCCCATGCCCATCAGCAGCCGGGCCGTGTTCTCGGCGGGCAGGATGTTGCCGCCCGTGTTCGGCACGAACAGCTCCGGGCCCTTCTCGCCCACGACCGACATCTCGCCGGACCCGAGCGGGCCACCACGAGCGCTTAGCTTGGCCGACCCGCTCGTCACTATGTTCACATAGGACGTAGCGCGGTACCCGTTGAGGTCGTTCATGATCGCCCGGTAGTTGATGGCGGTGCCATAGATCCGGTCGAGGCCATCGGCCACGAAAGAGGACCGGACAGTGTCGCCGTCGATCCGGTCCATCATCGCCCGGTAGTTCGTGGCAGTCCCGTAGGTCGTGTCCAGACCGGGAGCACTCACCGGCGTTACCGACTGGTGCGGGACATTCCGAATCTCACCAGACAGCAAAGCAAACGCGCCTTGCGTGATGATCCCCTGGTCACGCATCTCAGCCAGCGACGCGATGCTCCCATAGATGGCACCGTCAAGTTCCTCTTGTGTCGCCCCTTGCTCGATCATGGCGCCGATCAGATCGCCGGTCTTGCGGACGACCTCTTCTTGCCCTTCGGCCATGTCGAACCACGACGACTCGCCGTTGGTCATCGTCTCCGACAGATCGGCCATCGACTGCTGAAGGTCACGCTGCGCGCCCGGCACATCAAACAGGCCGGACAGGTAGTCGCTGATCTCCTGCGTCAGGTCCTCGATGGACTGGGCGGTGTCCTGTGCCGCGCCGCCGGTCGCACGCAACGCCGCCTCGAACTCGTTCTGTGCGTCGTTGGCCTGCCCGTAGGCGTCACGCTGCAACCCGACGTTGCGAACGAGTTCCTTGATGTCGAACGCCTGCTGCTCGATGGCGGGGTTGTGGAGGTCGTTGTCGTTCATGACCGCTTCGGCGTCCGAACGGGCCTGCTGCAACTCCTCCCACGCACCGGCCTCGCCCTTGATCGCCCCAACGATCGTGTCGGCAGAGATTCCCAGGTCCCGGTAGTTGTTGATGGCGTCGTCCGTGGCGAGGACGTGTGCCAACGCCTGCTCGGTGGCATCAGCGAACCCCTCGGCCTCACGCTTCAACGCATCCGCGAAGTTCTGCTCACGTGCTGCCTGCTGCTGCGCCCTTGAGTACTCGGCAATGGCGAACCCGGCGAGCACCGCCCCGGCGGCGACCCCGGCGAACCCAGCGCCGCCGACGTTGAGCAACGCAAGGCGCGCCCGCAGGACGATCGCAGAGTCTCCCGCCGTCTTGAACTTGTCGACCAGCTTCAACGCCTGCCCACCGACGAAGGACAACGCCCCCGCAGCAGTCAGACCTACCGCGCCGAACGTCGCCCACCGGCCGATCAGATCCTGGGTCTCAGGGTTGAGCCCTTGCACCGCCTCGGACAACTTATTCACCGGACCCATGAGCGTCGAGAACGCACCAGCAGCGCCGCCGCCGACCGCCTCGACCAGATCCATCATGTTGTTCTTCAGTATCTCGAGCTGCCCGGAGAGGGTCTGCCCCTCCTGCTCAGCGAACCCGCCGGCGTTCTCACGCAGCGCAGACAGCACCGTGCCGTAGTGGTCCGCGGCGAACGCGGCCTCGTCCATCACGATGCCGTTTCGCTGCAACGCACCCGCCGAACCCGACACCGCACGGCCAACCTGCTTCGACGCCGTCACAAGATCCACACCGAACTTCGCGGCGTAGTCCTGCACCGCCGGGATCAGGTCCAGGATCTGCTGCTCAGTCAGGTGGAACGTGCCGAGCATCGCCTGCGCCGACACCGTCGCATCGTCAGCAAACCGGGTGGAGTCCTGCAACGCCGCCGCCTGCTCGAGGAAGGCGTCGGTCGTGGCGCCCGCCAACTCCGGCATGTTCTGGATGGAGTTCTCCAGGCGCAGCAGCGCGGCGTGCTCTTCCTCCGCCGCCTGCGCCGCCTTGCCCAACCCGACCAGCGCCACCGCACCGAACGACGCCATCGCCACGCCGGCCGAAGTCAGGGTGCGGCTGTACCGCTGGGCGTTGTTCTCGGCCATGCCGAGCGAACGGCGAGACGCCGCGCCGACGCGGGAAAACTCTCGTTCCGCTTGAGCACCATTTGCGGTGATGAGGATTCTCAGCGAGTCGGTCATCCCGGCCATTAGGTCATCACCGCCTTAACTTCGTCGGGGTAGTTCTCGACCACCCAACGGGCGAGGTCTTCCGGTCGTTGACCGCAAGTGGGCGGAACGGTCCACAGCTCAAGGTTCTCGATGGCGTTGTCGCCTCGATCGCCGTTGAGGTGGTGGACGTTCTCGAACTGGCGCAGCGAACGGCCAAGGTGCCGAGCCATGACTAGGCGATGCTCCATCACGCGGCCTTTGCTCGTCGCCATTGATCGGAACTCGTCCGGACACGCAACGATCCAATAGCCCTGATAGTCCATGAACCGAACCTCGCCACGCTTGGCGATGCGCCGTTCGGCCTCCCCTGGATCGCCAGACTTCGACCACCGCAAGTAGTGCAGGGCGCACAGACCGCGTGCCGAGTGGCGCTCGTCACAACCGTCGACCGAGCAGACCTTGCGGCCGTACTCACGCTTGCGGATGGTTGGGTCTCCGTGGCGCTTCCACGCGCCGTAGTGACGCTGGCACCACCCACGGGCCCAACGTTGACGATCGCATTCGGGAATTGAGCAAGCGGCAGTCATTCCAGGTCACTCCTCACCGACACGCTCGTACACAACCGTCCGCCACAACAGATCCAGATCACCCAACAGGCACCCCCGCACCGCAGAGGGCGGCCACTTATAGAACTGACAGAAGACCGCCACGTAGTCGTCTACGCAGCCGAGTCTTTTGGGGCACGCGGAACCTCGTACGAACCGACCGCCGCGACCGCAGCCTCCAGGTTCAACGCACCAGCCTGGGACACCGCCTCAGCGAGGCGAACCCCCTTGCGGTGATGCAAGAACGCGGCGATCACTGCCTGGCACTCACGGGCACTGTTCACCGGCGACAGGTACGCCCACGACGTGGCCGCCAGCTTCTCGACCGTCGCCGCCTCGGCCAGCGTCAGCGAGTCCTGAAGGATCTCCTCGCCGTCGTAGGTCACCTTCCATTTCTGCTCCGTGCTGCCGTTCTGGAACCGGGCCCTAACCGCTTCGACCAGCTCGACGAGCTGCCCGTCGAAGTCGCCGGCCTTGACCGCGCCGATCACATCGGCCGGTGTGAGTTCTTCGTCCATGAGTGCGCTGCCTTCTCTAGGTGAACGTGCGGGCCAGGTGGGACCGCACCTCCTGCTTGATGATCCGCTCCGACTGGGCGAGCACGATCGGCTCCGCCCGCTCGAAGAACTTCTTTCCCCTGGTGCCGGGGTGCTGCACCGGCCCGAGACGGACGTTGCCGTCAGGGAACGCCAGCGCCTTCTTCCGACGTGGGGCGATCTCGTGCGGGGCGGTGTCGTTGTTCATGAGGTGAACCGGGCCGGTGTACGCCACCGTGCCGACCACCGTCTCGAACCCACGCACCCGGTAACGCACGTTCCACTTGCGACCCACGCCGCCAGACGTGACCGAACCGCCGCCCTTCGCCCTACGACGGCCACCGGCGCCGCCCAGCGTCGAACCGGGAGCACCCAACCCCGCCGCCGAAGCAGACGCGATCATCACACCCTTGGCCGCGAAGCACGCCTTCTCGACACCGACACGGTTGGCGCGGGTGATCGAACGACCACCCGACACCAACCGTGACGCCAACTGATCAGCAGAACCAGCCAATCAGGTGCCGACCTTCGTTACCGGCGAAGACGCCTTGAAGTTGCCCGACACCGACACCGCGCCGTTGATATCGGTCTCGATGCTGAAGTCGAACAGGCCGGTGCCGAACCAGTACGGACCCGCGCTCGACGGCGTCTTCGGGTACCAGTAGAAGTTCCTGGCGTTGCCGTCACGAGCGGCCGTGTACGTCTGCGCCGTCGCGTCGTCGTAGAACCCGGAGAACGAACCGGAGCAGTCCGGCATCCCCGCGACGTAGACCTTGTTCACGTCGCCCATCGCCGTGACCTCGAGGTCATCGGTGCTGAAGTCCAGCGCCATCTTCGAGATGTAGGCGATCGGCTCCGCCGCAGCCGACGACGATGCGATGCCGACGTACAGCCGACCGGTGGTACCTGCGATGCGTGCCATAGCGCACACTCCTTGTGTGGATCAGTTGGAGGGGTGCGCTGGCCCCGGTGGTGTCAGGTCAGGTGCTGCAACAACGTGGCCGCATGGTTGGCGAACGTCCTGTCCGCCACCGCAGCCATCGCCTCCCGCGCGACCTGAGCGCGGACATCGGGGCGGGCGAGCCACCACCGAACCTTGTCCCCGAAATCCTCGGGGCCGTCGAACGTCGGGACCATCGGCAACACGGCACGATTCTCGCCGCGTTCCTCGGTCAGGTAGAACGTGCCGCACGCCGCCAGCTCGACCTCACGGGGACCCATCGCCCACCCTTCGGCGTCGCACCCGTCCTGCGCTTCTGCTCTGTAGAGGTTGGCGCTGACCTGCGTGCCCCGGTACAGGTCGGCCGCCTGCTCGTTGGCCAGGCACTCGTCGGGTTGGTGCATCAGGAACGGCCGCAGCGGTGAGCCCTCGCCCACGTCCTGCCAGTTGCCGGCGAACACGGCGTCGATGCCGGACCAGTCCACCGACTCGAAGAACCGCTGCCGGGACGGGTAGCCGGTCCCCACGAAACAGAACTCGGCTTTGGAGTCTGACCTGCCGGGGTGGTGGATGGCGGGGTCGTAGCCGTGCGGCACGTACAAAGTGCCGTCGGGGTAGGCGGCGATGTTGGTCGGGTCGTTCAGGATGTTCAGGTCGGCGTGAGGGGCGAGCGCCAACTGGCGCTGCTCCTCGTAGGGGGACTCGGTGTGGAGCATCACGACCTTGTGACCGCGGTCCCGCCACACGTCGAAGAACTGCGGCGGCACGTAGAACCCGGACACGATGACGATCACGTCGGGCCAGAACTTGTAGGCCGCGTTGTTGATCCCCTCGCACGCCAGCCTCAGCGCGTCCTCTGTGACGAGCGGCTTCACGAACTCGCCGTTGCGCTCCACATGGATGGAGTCGTAGAAGTCCAGGCGGTCGTTCAAGTTGAAGTCGAGCACCTGGCATCCGTTCTCACGCAGGCCACGCACCCACCCCCGGTGAACATCACCCACACTGAACCACGGGCCGGGGTGAACGACCAGGACCCGCACTAGAAGTCTTCCCGGCCGATCGCCACGTCAGAGACAGCCACGTAGGCGGCGATCTCGTCGTTCCACCCCATCTGCCACGACAGCGGCCCGTACCCGACGCCGGCCTTCAGCACCGCAGCGGTGGCTACCACTGCGTTGACCAGCAGATCCTGAGCGGTCTTCGGGGGCAGCTCGCCGGCGACATACACACGAACCCGAACCATCCAGTCGGTCGGGTCGATCCCCGCCGGCTCCATCGTCACCGAGCACGGCTTGGGGACACCCGCGGCGCCTGGCTCGTGGTCGAGCACCACTCGCACCCCGGCCGACACCAGCGAAGCGACCGGGGTTTGACCGGATGCCGACAGCAACCCGAACATTTCGTCGAGTGCGTTGGCGAGCGTGGTGCGGCTCACAGCAACGCCACCCCGTCGACCAACTCGCCCTCGAGCAGTGCGACCACCTTGTTCAGCCGACCAGGGCCGAGCAGCGGGTTCGGGGCGGCCTGATCGGTGAACGCACCGAACGTTTCGGACCCGGTCGCAGCTTCCGAGATCCACACGTTGCGGAGCATCATCACGGCGGCCTGCTTGAACTTCGCCGGGACGCCTTCGGTGGTGGCGGCACGACCGGCCACATAGGTGACCACCACGTTGCGTCGCCCATCGGGGAACGTGTTGTCGGCGTTGTTGTTGCGGCGGAAGACCCGACCGGACGACAAGCGCCCGGTGGTGCCGGCGTGCAGGTAGTTCGTAGATGTCTTCGACGTGTTGGATTCGGCGGTCAGCACCGTGGCGGTCGTGCCGTTGTACTCGGTGACGGTCGTGATCGAGTAGACGGGACGTTTGCGGAGAAGCAATGACTTTGACCCGCCGTCGTGGAGCTCGTCGGTCACGGTGCGCGTGCGGACCGGGCCGCACATCTCGTCCAGTTGCGTCGACACGGCGGTGATCAGCGTCTTGAGGTAGTCGTCGGATTCGTCGGACGTGAGCCCCACCGCTTGGCGTGCTTCGCTCAAAGTGAGCACGTCGACTGCTTCGGTGACTGCCCATACGGTGAACGACCCGGACGACACGTCGGCGGCGGTGCCGGTGCCGGTCCAGGTGTAGAGGTAGACGCCGGCGGCGCTGGCGGCGAGGTTCTTCGTGTACAGCCCGGTGCTGGTCTTGGTGATGGTCCCGCCGGCGTAGGTGTAGGTGGTGGCGGTGCCGTCGGGGGTGGTGACGGCGAGGCTGACGGCGGTTGGGTCAGTGGCGGCGCCGGACACCTTGAAGGTGTTTGTCAGGGTGACGGTGTCGCCCACCACGAATCGGTCAGCCATCGGACACTCCAGGGGTT